GCAATTAACAGAAGTGAGGCACGTATAATGGATAAGTTAGGGCGTGATATGGTAAACAATTTAACAAATGCACTACAAAAATACATAGACAAATGAAAATAAAACTATTAAAAGACTGGATAAAAGATAATGGAAGGACTTTAAAAAAAGGCTGTGAAATTATCGTAACTCAACAACTTGGACAACAACTTGTAAGAGAAAAAAAAGCTGTTGAAGATAAGCAAACAAATAAATTAAATATTAATTTTGAAACAAAAGAGGTAAAGTCGCCTCTTACTAAATAAAATATACTATGGCAACAACAGGAATATTGAACGGAACACTATTGGGGATATACGTGGGGGGTACTTTAGTAGCACACTCCACGTCTAACTCCATATCAATAACACACTCACCACGTTCAGCTACTTCAAAAGATAGCGGTGGATGGAGTGATAACTTAGAAGGTTTAAGAGAATGGTCAGCAGAAGG